TAGGCGCCCGAGAGGTCGGCGCGCGAGAGGTTGGCGCGCGAGAGGTTGGTCTTTTGCGCCACGGCCATCAGCACGAGCGCACCGAGCGACTCCGCCTCCGCTTCGAAGATCACGGCCTGAGTCCAACGGTTGAGAATTTTCAGCGTGGTCATACACGTCCCCTTACCCGGCGCGCAGCCGGCTCTGTGAAGCGCCCTCCCCGCGCTCCGGTCTCGATTCCTTGGGCGCGCTCCCTGCTTTCACACAGAGGGCGCGGGGCACCGGGTGTCGGTGCTACTCGCCGTCTGTGAGGCTGGCCATCGCCTGGGAGTAGCCGTCCCAGTTGTCCACGCCGAATTCTTCCAGCGCATTGAGCTTCTCTTCGGCTTCGGTCAACTCCCTGTAGCGCTCTTCACTTAGCGTGATCGTGCCCTGAACCTTGTCGAATTCTGTGTCCATATGCGACTCCTCCAACTGGTCACTCCCTTTCGGGATGCGAGTACGCGGTAAAACTCATCGCCTGCGACCTCCGCGCGGGCCGCGGGCCTTCAGTCTCTTCTTCGGTCGCCTGCCGCTCGGCCTCCGCAGCTGCACCAGCCAAGCTCGGGATGCTTCGGGCGAGCTCCCGCAGGAACTCCGAGCTGTGGCGCAGCGGCGCCTTCTCCGGATGCCGGGCCCTACGCGCTTGCGCAACCACGGGTGTCCTCCTGCGCGATCCGAAGCCGTTCCTTCAGGCTCTTGATCTCGGCCACCTTGCGTCGCAGTTCCGCGGACAGCGCGGCCGGCGCGGTCCAGTGCGAGCTGCATCTGCACCGCGGCGATGCGCTGGGTGTCGACCTCTTCGAGCGTTCGCGCGAGCCGATCCTGCAGGCCGGCAATCTGCACCTTCAGGCGGTCCGTTTCTGATAGAGCGGGGACGGCGGACATCACGCAGCCCTCCGCGCTGAGAACGGCCGGGAGTGCGACGTCACCGCGGAGCGGAGCGCATCCAGCCCGCCCTGCCCTGGGTAGCAGCACGCGGCGAAGAACATGTTCGCGCGCTGGCCGGTGGAGAGTCCGAGCCGGGCCGCGGTGAGCGCCACGGGGTAGAGCTCCTCGCGCTGGTTCTCCAGTGCCCACCGCTCGCGCAACTCCTGCTGCTTGTCGAAGTAGGAACCGGGCAGCGTCTTGATATGGGACGGAAGATCTCGCATGGGGCTCCCTCCTAATCCATCGACTCGCGCGCGAAGTCCTCGCGCCGCGTCAGCACGTCCTGAGCGCGAGACGCCAGCGCGAGATCCGCGCCCTGCGTCAGCTCGTACAGCGCCGCGCTGGGAAGTCGGCGCAGCTCGTAGCTTGTGAACCCCCCGGTTCCGGCTGCCTGCTGCTCAGTGCGCGGCGTGTTCATGGGTTGGACTTTGCCCAACCCCGCAGCGATCGTCAACAGATTTTGATGAGAAAAAGACTCAGCGACGGGAAAGCAGAGCGTGAACGCCAGCGCGGGTGATCTCGATACCGCGCTCCTTAAGCATCCAGTTGGCGAGATCCTGATAGCTGCCGCGGGGGAGAGCGGCGCGCGCATCGAGAGCGTGCTGACGGTTGGCGCTCCACTTCTCGTGCTTCGCGTTCGGCCCGCGCTTAATGCCTGCGCGCGCTCCTCGCCCCTTCGAGGCGCCCATCTCACGGCGGAGCCCCGACACGGTGTGCTCGCCGATGTCGATTCCCTCAGCGGAGAGGATGGCGGCAACATCGCGGGCGCTGTTCTGCTCGTCGAGCAGCAGTTCGCGCGCGCGCTCCTTGATGGCGTCGGATATGAGCTTCGGCATGTCGCCGATGCTGACCCGACGGCGGGAAGATCTGGAGTCTGCGACTGCGAGCATGTTACTGAGACACTCCCGAGAGATGAGCGCTCCGCGCCCTGGGGCCGGAGCAGATCTTGTGAACGTATGCGGGCTGCCGTCATGAGGCAACCGCTTTCTCCCAGCGCAGTTTCTCCTGCGTGGGATGTTCGTCGACTCGCGGCCGGTCCTTCCGAGACCAACGCCCCCCCCCAGCACTACCGACGCAGCGCCAGCCCGCACCACGCAGAGACGCGCCTCCCTCCTGCGGCAGCGTGTACGTGATTAGTCGGCGATAGCCGAGACGCTGCGCCGCGCGCCAGGCAGCGGAGTAGAGGAATGAGCAGGCGTGCTCCGTGCCGTCCGTGCAGCAGCGCGTGACCTCCGCTGTGTATGGCTCCGCCTGCAGCACGCGCGACACCGGGCGGCCGACCACGATCACCCCGCAGACGCGGTCACTCTCTGCCGCGGCGAGCGAGAACAGGCAGCCCCGCGGCGGCTGGTGGTGTCGGTGATGCCGACGCACGAACGCCGAGGCCTCGCGAAGCGAGCACGGGATCAGAGACAGGCGCATCACCGCGGCGCCTCCGCGCACTGACACGCGCTCGCCCGCTTGGGCGGTCGCTTGAGGGGCGGCTCGCTGCACCCGCACCAGCTGCCGATCGTGAACATGACCAGCGCGAGCGCGATCCACTCGGTGGGCTTCATGGCAACCCCACGGCCGCGCGCGCCACGGCATCTTGTGCCTTCGTCACGCGCTTCTGGTTGGCGGCCCATCGTTTCTGTCCGACAGCACAGGGTGCGCAGGTCCGCCGGGCTCGGGACGCTGCGCCCTTCCATTGGACCTGCCAGATCCTGCTCATGCTCTTCCAGCCACTCCGCGAACTCGGTCTGAGAGAACATCTTCCCGGCGTTCGTGGTCCAGGCCGTCCACTCTGGAGACAGTGCCGGCTTGAACTCGGCCGCATGCCGCCGCCAGCGCGCCGAGGTATTGCGGCCCAGCGTGTTCGCCTCTCCTGCCCGCGGGACCGGCCGGTGGTAGTCGTACACCGCGAGGTAGGAGGAGCCCGTTCCGAACAGGGCCGAGTGCTCATCGCGGAACCGGATCGCGTGCAGAATCAAGCTCTGCTCATCCCGCATCACGGCCTTGCCGGCGAGCTCTCGCGGGGTCGGCGCACGGTTCTCCTGCATGATCAGCAGGTTGTCGAGCACCTTCAGGTCGCAGTCCTTCGGCACCATGGAGAGCGTAAAGTCTCCCTCGCGCCACATCCGGATGCCGATGCCGGCGGCGTCCTTGCCGGCCTGGATGGCGGCGGCGGTGTTGTTCTCGGTCTCCATCAGTTCTGGCCCTTTCCGCCCTGCATCACGCGGGGCCTCTCAAGCGGGAGGGGCTCCTGACGCGGCGGGTTCTCCGAGAGATCCCCGGTCGGCTGCCCCATGTCGTCGTACGCGAAGAACAGGACCCGATCGGAGGGCGCCGGGCGCGGTACCTTCGTGGTCGTCTTCTGGCTCACCAGGGTACTGTTCGAGCCGTTCTTCTTGAGCGAGATCTTCAGGGTGATCTCGCCCTTGGTTCCCGTGGTCTCGACCGCCCGCACGACCTCTGCCACCTGGCGATCCAGCTCGTTGAGCTCGTCGGCATGCAGCTGGCCGAGCAGATTACTGATCTTGCACTCTCGCATCGCTCCTCCTCACGAATTGCGCAGGCAGCACAGCCGCCCGCTTTGGTTGACACAAAGAGCCGGCGCGCAGCGCGAGCACGGCATGCAGTCATCAGGCACGGACAGATCGCGCGGCGACTCCGGAAACTCCGGCTCCGAACGCGGTCCCAGGCACATCGGCGAGCCCATCACACAGACCCAGCCTGCCAGGATGGCGCCGAGCAGAATCGCGCGCCGGATGCGCTGCGGACGCTGACTGGACGCGGCAAGCTCGCTCATTCAGCACGCTCCGCTCTGCGCCGGAATTCCAGCGCGACACGAAGGATGAGCCCCGTATCGTCCGCGTTGCGTGCCTCCGTCCACAGTGCATCGAGCAACTGGAAGGGAAGGGAACGCAGGCTCTGCCGCAGGGTGATCCGCTCGATCTTGGGAGCCTCCGCCAGCACGCGAGCCCTCCGCAAAGCCGCGACTGCGTCGTCCACGATCAGCTGAGGACTCCGCACGCGGCGACCACATAGCAGCTCGCGATCGGGCTTGCGGTGGTGAGCCTGCGGAGTGCGTGCGGGCATGGTCACAGCGACCTCGCGAGCCAGCCGACCAGCGAGCAGCCGGCAAGGCACAGAGCGACGAGCAGGACCACGCGACCCGGACGCGGTCCCGGGGGCTCAGCGGTCATGGGCTCGCTGAGGCAGTCAGCGATCGAGCGCTTGCGAACGGCGAGGGTCACTGTGCACCCCCAGCAGCTCGCGCGACATCGGCAGCGGTCGCGTTCGCGGGAACCGAAAGCACAAGGCTGCCATCCTCCCTCTGCTCGCCGACGATCAACGGCGCATTCTCTGGGACGCTCGTTCGCTGGAGCCGATCAAGCTCCGCCTCGTACGCGGCGATGCGCCCAGGGATCTCCTGGCACGCCTTCCGGTGCATCTCCAGGCTCCGGCTCTCTTGCTGGATGCGCGCCTCGACGAACGTGATACGGTCCGCAATGGCTTCCTCGGCGCGCTCGCGGAACTCCGCATACGCCCTATTGACCCGGTCCATTGCGACGCTCATGCAGCCCTCCGCGGCGTCCCGATCGCATCGAGAATCGCCAGCATGTCCAGGCCGCGCCGCACCTTTAGCGCGTCCTGCAGCTTCTCCCAGTCCTGCGCGCTGCGGGCGAACGTGACCTTGAACAGCCGGCGCATGACCACAGCAGCCGGCTCCGCGGTGATGCTCTGCAGGATCTCCTGCCGCAGGCTCTGCACCAGCTCGGGCTGCGACGCCAGGAAGTCCAGGACGGCGCGGGTGGCGTTCTCGTCGTGGCTCATCGGCAGCACTCCGTAACGAACCCACCGAGCCACAGCCCGAAGCTCGCGCACGCGGTGAAGAACAGCACCACGAAGGACGCGAAGCCCGGGTCGAGGTCGGGCGTCGACACCATGGGGAGGGTGAGCTCGTTCATGCGCTGTGCTCCACCGGAGCCGCAAGCAGCGCGTGCGTCTTGCGGATCTCGGTCTCGACGACGTTGAGCAGCGTGGGCATCTTCTCGTGCCGCTCGATCACGTCGAGCATGGTCTCTTTCCCGCGAGCGTCGCTCAGCGGATCAAAGTCGGTGATGCGCGTGAACTCCCGATAGATGCCCTGGTAGTTCGCGCGGAAGTCGTCACCGTGCTCGCATCCTTTGAGCTTCGCGAGGAAGCGCACGCGCTCGACGATGTGCCGGCGGAGCTCCTTCTGCGTGCCCACCTGCGCAGGAAGAGCAGGCGCCGGCGGCTCCCAACGACGCGGGGGGATCTGACCCGCGAGCACCGCGCGAACCGTGGCGACGTTCCATAGCTTGCGAGAGCGCCCACCCTTGGAGCTCCGTCCGCCGTTCTTGCGCTCGATCGCCCGGAAGCCGCCGGCCCGCTCGATCTCCTTGTAGAGGTGCCGCGACGAGTAGCCGAGCACCGCGCAGAGCTCCTCGATCGTGAGCCACTCATCGGAGGCGGACGGCGCGGGCAGTGCGACAGCGGGCGCAGGGGCAGGAACCGCGGGCGCGGCGAGCTTGCTCAGCACCAGGCCCACGGTCTGCGCGAGCTGCGCCACCGCATCGGCGAGCCGGTCGACCCGGTCGGGCTGCTGCGGCTGGAGAGCCGGGAGCGCGCCACGGACCCAGCGATCGAGCACGTCAGCGGCCTCGTGTTGCCACTTCTGCACCCGGATCGTGATGGCGGGATCCTGGAGCCGCGGCCCTTCGATCGTGGCAAGCCACATCGCCACCCGGTCCGCCCGAAGCGCCAGCATGTCATAGCGCTTCCCGTCGGTGGCAGTTGCGGCCATCATGGACGTAACTGCCCAACTGTGACGGGCGAGCCGCTTCTGCTGCGCGCGCGGGTCGATGCCCAGCGCTTCGCATGCCGGCTTCAGCCAGCCCTGACCGGAGGAATCGCGGACTACGGGAAGCGGCGCATCGCAGCCGGGCAGCGCGAGCGCTTCGATCCGAGGCGCGGGGTGAGATTGGGCAGCCGAACGCTCATCCATGCCCCCGTTCTACCCAGGGGCTACCGGACTGTCAACGGAAACGTTTGACCACCTAAACGAAAATGGCTAATCTCCGTCGTTGAGTAGCTTGTAAACGTTCTGCCTAGAGATTCCGAGCGCACGGGCGATTTGGGTAGGAGTCAACCCCTGCCGCTTGAGCTCTCGCACCCGTTCGCGGTGAGGGCTGCTCTGCGAGCCGAGCGGGCGCCCGCCAGCCCCGCGCCCCTGTTCAGGTCCCCGCGCCAGCTTCACCCGCAGCACCATGGCCCAGGCCTTCACGTGCTCCGCGGTGACGGTGCGCCCGGAGTCGATTCCCGCGTGCAGCTCCTGCAGGATCGTCGAGGTCCGCGGCGGCGGAGACTTCCGCCGCAGGAGCCGCTTCAGCTCCCGCTCGACTTCTGCGTCGAGATCAGCCGGCACGCTACACCCGCCGACCCAGCGCCGCCGCACGTGCGCAGGGGCCCGCTGCCGTCGGGCATGCTTGCGACCGCTCTCGGAACTGTGTGCACACGCGCGATCTACTACCCGCGCCGATGTCAAGCTTCTATCTCCCATTTGGCCGCGGTATGCACGATGCGCGCGCCCCTGTCAAACCGCCGTCGCTGCCGAGCTATACGGATCTCCCCGATGAACGAGCGATTCCGCGCGCCGCTGTGCGATCTTGCGCCTTGACAGGGTGCTGTGGGTTGGGGTAGCGCGGGAGGATGAGCCGAGCCGCCACATGCTGGGATGAGATGCACCGTGTGACAGGCCTCCCGCGCCTCAGGGCTCCGGCTTCGGCCGCTCGGCCCGACCCCAGCGCCCGCCGCTCCCCCACCGCGAGCCATCACCCCACCGCGGGCGCTTCGGCATCACCGGCGGCGGCGGACGGAACCACTCAAGCAAGCGGGACAGCAGGCGGCGAAGGGTCGTCATGCGCAGATGGTGACCCGCCCGCGAGCCGGTAGACCCGCGCCCGCACGCCCTGCAGCGCCTCCTGCACGCGTCCCAGAGACCAGCGCAGCCGCCGCGTTAGCTCGGGCGCCGGCATCCAGCGCTGTGTGCCAAGTCGCACGCCCAGGATCCACTGCTCGTCTGGGGTCAGTGGTCCCAGGTTGGGCTGCTCAGAGATCTGGCTGCTCATGCCCCAGGTGTAGCACGCCGTGGTCCGGTGGCTAGTCGGCTCGGGGCCTGGACCCGGCAGAAGGTCCAGAGACAACGCCGCGCTTGACCTGTCCCCTGGACTGCCACGGATCGAGCTTATGCGCAAGGGCGGATCGTCGGTCAGCGCCACACGTTCGGGCTCAAGGCCGCGGCGTGCATGAGTTCGCAGCACGTGCGGCGCGGCCGGTGACCACCCTGTAGCCGTGAGCAGCGACACCCGCGACAGTGAAGCGACGCTTGACGGTGGCGACACCTGCTACGCCGGCCTGCCCAAGTGCCCTGACCCCGCGATCCGTGCCGAGGTCCTACGCCGGCACCGGGAAGGCATGGGCTGCCGAAAGATCGCGGCGTGGCTCAAGGAGCAGCACGGAATCAGCGTGCACTTTGCGACGGTGGCCCGGTACATCGAGCAGACCAAGGCCGTGCGCGCGGACTTCCAGCACGATCCGCCGGCTGCGACCCCGGGCCCACTTGCAGCCCCTGACCTTGGGCCGGTGCAGCCAGAGGACGAGCTGGCGGCGATCAAGCGCGACGTCATGGCCGAGTATCGAGAGGCCGCGGCCGAGGGCGACGACTGGAAGCGGACCCAGGGCGCGCTGCGGCTGCGCCTCGCCGTGCTGAGCGCTCAGGTCAAGCCGGTGCCGCAGCCTGAGCCGCCGCGAGCGAGTCAGAGCGGCGAGCCTGAGCCGCCCGCGGATGGCACGGCGTTCCGGTTCAACTGATGGCGACCAGGCGACCCACCGCGGCGGCGCGTAAGTCCGTCGATATCAAGCTGAGCGACAAGCAAAAGAAGGCGCTGAGCTCACTCGCGGATATCGTGATCTTCGGGGGTGGCAACGGCGGCGGGAAGAGCTTCACCCTGCGCTGCAGCGCCCTGCGGCCCGAGTACCTGACCACGCCCGGCTGCGCCTCGGTGCTCTTCGCGGAGTCCGACCGCAAGCTGGAGATGGCCGGCGGAATGGTGGCGGGCTGCAAGGATCTCTACGGGCCCGGGCATCCGCTCGGGCTCGACGGGTACCGATCGAACCCGCAGAAGCGGTGGCGCTGGCCGTGCGCTGGCGGCGGAGAGGCCACGATCGATCTGTCCTACGTGGGCGAGCCTGGGCAGTGGGACGGACTGGAGGCGGCGAACATCGGCGTTGACCAGGCCGAGCAGATCACCGCGGCGCAGTTCTGGTCCCTCGCGGGTCGCAACCGATCGAGCACCGGCGTGCGCTGCCGCACCATGCTGACGGTCAACCCGCCAGCCGAAGGGCGCGAGCACTGGATCACGCAGATGCTCACGGCCGGTGGCTGGATCGGGGCCGATGGGTACCCGGTGCCCGAGAACGACGGCCGGGTGAAGGTGTTCGCGCGGGTCGGAGATGATCTGGTGTTCGGTGACACCGTGCAGGAGCTGGAGGATCAAGGGCTGCTGGAGCGGGACCGCGCCGGCCGCGTGATCCAGCCCAAGAGCATGACCTTCATCCATGCGCTCGTTGACGACCACCCGATCGAGCAGTTCCGCGAGGACTATAAGCGCGAGCTGGCGCAGCTACCAGAGGTTGAGCGCCTGCGCCGGCTGCGTGGGAACTGGTACGTCACCGAGGAGTCCGGGAAGTACTTCCGGGCCGAGTTCTTCTCGCTGCGCCATGAAGCCGAGGCCAGCCGATACGCCCTGCGCGTCCGCAGCTGGGACAACGCATGGAGCACGCAGGAGAGCGCGGATCTCACGCCGGGCGTATTGCTCGCGCTGGAGCCGAGCGGGCTGCTGCTGGTCGAGGACGTGATCGCGATTCGTGGAACTCCTGCGCACGTCGAGCGCCTGATCGAGCTAGTGGCTCAACTCGATGGAAAGAGCGTGGCAATCCGCCTGCCCAAGGACGCGGGGGCCGCAGGAGCTTTACAAACCGACTGGGCAACGCGCCTGGGGGGCAAGGGCTACACCGTCATCACCACGCGCGACCAGAACGACAAGATCACCCGCTCACGCCCCTACCAAGCCCACGCAGAGCGCGGGCAGGTTCGGCTGTGCTCCGGGCACAAGAGCATGCCGGTCGCGCAGCAGATGCTGACGCCCTTCGAGATCGTCGACAAGGACGGACAGCGTCGCGAACTGCAGGGGCTGACCGAGTCACAAATCATCACGCTCGGAGGCTGGCAAGCGGAGTTCATCCGCCAACACGTCAACTTCGGGCGGGCTGCGCTCGCGCGCCGGCTCATCAAAAAGGACATGGTTGACGCCGCGGTCGGCGGGTACCTATGGGCCACCAGCGACGAGGTCATCGCGCCCATCAACCCCGAGCGCCTGCAGAGCGAGCGAGCGAGCGACCAAGCCCGGCGCGCGCTGCAGGGCGTGACGAAGTCCGCGCCGCGGTGGCGCATCTAAAGCGGCTCGTCGGAGCGCCACCTCTCGACGATGGCCAACCCGTTCGCCCGCCTCCTGCGTCTCTTCCGCCGTTCCCCCGAAGGTCCCAAGCGCCTCACCGGCCGCGACGTCGGCCGAGGTGGGGACCGTCCGCCTAGCACAGCCTGGGCAACGATGGACTGGACGGCGGACCGCATCATGGATGCGCTCATCGGTCACGACGAGGGCACGTTCAGCGAGAGCGAGATGCTCTACCGAGCACTGACCCGCGACGGCCGCATCGCCTCCGCGCTGGAGGCTCGCGCCGAGGGTCCGCGCCGCTTCCCGTTCGCGCTCGCGATCGAACCGGAGACCCCGGAAGGCATCGCGGGCTGGATCGACCGCCTGCAGCAGGCCTGGCCCCAGGTCGTCCTGACCGAGACCGACCGCTCCGAGATCATCCGCCGCAATGTCATGTTCGGATTTTCCCTGGCGCGCATTCAAATGGTCTGGGATCGCGACATGAACGTGCCGCACTTGCGCCCCTGGACGCACTACGGAGTCAGCTGGGAGGAGCACTCCCGCAGCTTCAAAGTTGAGACGTACTCCGGCCGCCCGCACTACGTACCGCTCGAAGGGAATGACGAGTGGATCGTGTTCTCATCCGGCGGGGAGGAGCCCTGGCTGAACGGAGCGATCCGTCAGCTCGGGCGGCTCATGTACATCCTCAACCAGACATACGACCTCTGGCAGACGTACAACGAAAAGCTCTCAATGGCGCTCAAGAAGCTCAAGGTGCCGTTCCAGGTACGCGAGAGCAAGGAAGCGGAGAACGCCTGGGCGCTGGTCGAGCAGCTGCGTGCCGGCGATACCTGGCTGGAGCCCACGAACTACGTACTGGAGCTCCTCGAAAGCAAGATGACGGGTCAGGTCCACGCCTCCTACAAGGATCTGCTCTCGGTCGTCTACAGCACGATCGCAATCATCCTGCTGCGCCACAACCTCGCGCAGGAGACCAAAGGCGGGAGCCTCGCCGCGACTTCCGGCGCGCTGGAGGCTGCGCGCGAACTGTCGGTTACGGACGTCGCGATCCTGCAGCCCGGTCTGCGCCGGCTCTGCCTGATCTGGACGTACTACAACTTCACCGAGGGGCGCTACCCTCAGACCCTTGCGGCGTACTCGCCGTGCCCGGAGTGGGACACAGACGAGCCGGAAGACGCGAAGGAGCTAGCCGACACCGCGAATACGCACGCGCAGGCCTTCTCTGCGTTCCTGGGTGGCGCGCAACTGGCTGGCGTGGATCTTGTGTCTCTCGGCATCGACTGGCGCGAGCAGGCGCGCCGCTGCGGGGTCGCACTGCTGCCGATCGAAGGCCCCGCGCCCGAGGTCAAGATGTTGCCGAAGCCGGAGCCCGAACCCGCTCCTGATCCGGCTGCTGCCTGAGCGCTGGCCGATATTGACGGAACCATCAATAGCTTATTGACTACTCCGTCAATAGCTGGTCTGGTCCCGTCATGGGCGTGAGCGAGCAGCAGATCGTTGCCGAGTACGGGAAGGTGCGGGCGTGGTCGCGCAGGTTCTGGCGCGAGCTTGACGGCCAGCGCGTAGGCATCACGGAGGACGAAGCGGAGAGCGAGGGGCTGGCCGCGCTGGTCGAGGCGCCGCGCACCTTCGACCCATCGCGCGGGATCCCTTTCGGTCCCTACGTCAAGGCCGCGGTGTGGCACGCGGTGAAGCGGCTGATCCTGCGCCAGCGCGTGCACCACAAGAGGGCCGGCGCAGAGCTCCATGACCGCATCCCGGACTCGACACCACGGGCCGATCCCCGCTCGCGGCAGGCCATCGAGTATCTGCGCCAGTGCAGCCCGCAGAAGACGGAGCGCCTCATCACGGAGATCGAGGGCGGCCGATGGCAGATGACCCGCGAGAGCCAGGCGCTGATCAAGGAGGTGCGCCAGCGCTTCGGTGAGCCTGAGGCGAGGCGGGACCGCTCACGGACGCTCTCAAGTCGAGAGGCTGCCAAGTTCTTGCGGCTGCCTGAGCGGCGACTGCGGGCGCTCTCCGAGCAGGAGCGTGTGGCGGCGCGTCGCGATGGCGCGGTGTGGCAGTACAAGCGCAAGGACCTGACGCGCTACCGTCGCCGTAAGATTCTGGGAGCCCTGGATAAGGGCGCGACCATCATCGCTGCCGCGCGCAGCACCCGCAGCAGCTACCACGCGACGTATCATCACGCGAAGCGAGCCGGGTACGAGCGACCGCGGGGCCGCCCGGCAATGACGCCGCAAAACGCGACGTATCAGCGCATGCTGATCTGGAGTCTGTTGACCGATCCTGTCGCGCATCCCGAGGCATGGTCAGGTGAGCGCCCGGTGCTCAAGCGAGTTGCGGAGTTGGCTGGATGCGGCCGGCTTGTGGTGCAGCGAGAGGTCAATCGGCAGGCTGGCTGACTTCGGAGCTACATGTCCCCGCCATCCGTCCCGCCGTCGGGCCGATACAGCATCACAGGGAGCTGAGGCAGGTTGTTCGCCAGGCTGCGCGGGTCAACCTCCTTGCGTCCGCAGCCGGTGAGCGCGCCAACGACCAACATCATGACGATCAAGATCTTCATGATGCATGGGTGGAGCGCCGAGCCGCCGCGCCCAATTGGATCAGTTCAGTCTGAGGGGTGCTACAGAATTATCCAATCGCGCCACCGTCGCTGAGAAGCGCGGAGAGAGTCTGCGCCACCTGCTGACATGGACACGCAGCAGGGCTCCGAGATCCCGCTTCCCAACCCGGGCGGTCAGGTGGCGGAGTGGATCTCGCTCTTCAGGCTGGGCGCCAACCGACTAGAGCACCAGCTTGATTTCGGCCGAATCCCGGATTTCATCTGGTGTGACAGTACGGACATCGCTGGGGCGCTGGCCATCTATCAGAGGCAGGGCGTCGCGCTCCCGGTCTACCTAGGGCACGCACGAAGAGATCCGAGCACCGGGGAGCCGATTGAGACCGAGGAGCGGCGCGCGGTGGGGTGGATGGGCTTGGAGCAAGACGCAAGCGGCGGCCTCGGCGCGCGCGTCCGCTGGACGCCTGAGGGCCTCGGGCTTGTGGCCTCGGGCGCCTACGCCTTCGACTCGCCGGAGATCCTCAAGATTCCGGGTCCGGATGGGCGCATGCATCTACTTGAGGTGCGCGCTACCGCTCTGGTGAACAAGCCCGCGCGGTCAGGGAGTCGGCCACTGGTCATGCAGACCATGAATCCCGAGCTCAATCCCACCGCGAAGAAGCTGCAAAAGGCCAGCACCGCGCACGCCGACTACATGAAGGCGCTGCAGGAGCTGGCCGAGACCGACGGCGAAACCAAGACCTTCGCCGACAACCTGCTGGGCGGCCTCGCGGCTCCCCAGACCGAGCTGCGCCGGCTCTGTGAGACGCTGATCCCGCAGCAGCCCGCCGAGTCGCAGGCTCAGGCCGCCGACATGAGCGCAGCGGCCAAGCCGACCGCGCCGGCGCCCGCGATGTCCGGAGACGACGCCGCGGCCCTGCGCCTGGGCAAGCACGTGCAGAGCAAGCTGCAGGCCCGCAGCGCCGATGAGGCGATGGGGGTCTTTGACAACCTCCTGCCCGCGCCGCAGCAGCTCTCGGCAGCGCAGGGTGAGGTCAAGGAGCTTCTGTTCAAGGAGGGGCTGCAGGCGGGCGTGTTCAAGCAGGACGAGCGCGCCCAGCTCCTCAACATGAGCGCGGACTACCTCCGCGGTCGTCTGCGCCCGCTCACCGGCCAGCGCCACGACCTCAGCGCGGATGAGCGCCCGGCGCGCCCGAGCCACGAGGCCCGGAGCGAGGGAGCGCAGGCGGACGCCGACGCGAAGCAGGCCGGTGACGAGATCGACCGCGCCATCAACCGCCACAAGATCGGGGGTGCCAAGTGACCGCCACCGCAACGACTCGCCGGCCGCTCGCCTGGGGCAGCGACCACCACGCGCGCCACGGCACGCTCAAGATCCTTCGCGGCGCCGCCTGGAAGGCCGGCTGGCTGATCGTCAAGCACAACGATCGCCTGATGCCCTACCCCACCAACGGCTTCAACTCGGCGGTGACCGTGAACAACGGCGGCCCGTTGCCCGTCGCCGGAGCCGACGCCAACGGCGGCCTGCGGATCATCGCGAAGCAGCCGGGGATCCGGTTCGTGCTTACGGACGCGGTGGGCATCACGATCACGGTCGTCAACGGCGGCGACATCACCGTCACGGCTCCCGTCGCGAGCGCGACCGCTGCCGTCGTCCGTGATGCGCTGCTCGCCAACGCGCAGACGGCCCCGCTCATCGACGTCGCGTACACCGGGACCGGCGCGGGCCTGGTTCTTGCCTTCGCGATCGCCGCGGTGCCGCACGTCGTGATGTACGGCATCAGCAAGACCGAGCGCAGCAACGCCGACGACGCCAGCAACGACAACGCGCTCGTGCTCGGCGACCCGGAGGAGATCTTCGAGTTCGGCTGCTTCGGGATGCTACCGGGTACCAACGTCGCGCCTCCGTCCCGGGTCTACGCCACCGACAACCAGACGGTGCAGCAGAGCTACTCTCCGCTGCTGCTGCCGCTCGACTGCATCTCGTATGAGGCCGGACAGGCCATCTGCCGGATCGCCTAAGGAGTAACGACCGTGCCCATCATTCAGTACAGCGGCGGGACGCTCGACTCCCGATTCAACAGCGCCGTGACCCGGCTCCGCGACAAGTGGGCCGAGCACGGGTTCAAGATGTACGAGAACACGCTGCTCGACGAGATCGCGATGGTCGACATGTCCTCGCGCAAGGCCATCGAGCAGATCGGCATGCTCATCGACGGCAGCCGGTACGAGATCACGGGCCTGACCAGCGAGGCGCACTACAGCGAGAACCCGCCCAAGGTGATCGCGGAGTGCCCCTACAAGCGCATGGACCTGTTCGGCATCGAGTGGGGCAAGCTGCAGGACGACCTCTCCCGCGAGGTCGCGATCCGCTCGATCCCGGACCTCGCCGGCAAGCCGGTGCAGGCGCCGCTGCTCGAGATCCTGAGCCTCCTCAACAGCAACCCGGCGTGTCTGTACGACGGCAAGACGTTCTTTAACACGCAGCACCTGATCGATCCGCTCTCGGCGGACGTCACCGACAACCAGGCGTCCAACCTGATCACCCAGGCGCTGAGCTCGACGGGCTGGAATACCGTCCTGCAGACGATCATGCAGCGCAAGGACCCGGGCAGCGACACCTCGAACGGTAAGAACTACCTGCCCAACCGGAGCCTGACGGGCCAGAACCTCATCATCTGGACAGGCTACACCTCGCACTTCACGGACCTGCAGAAGATCTTCGATCCGAAGAACCTCTGGGCGGCGGCCAACGGACCCGAGTACCGCCGGGTGTACACGCAGGCGTCCGTGCAGCTGGTGCCCGAGATGGCGGCCTACAGCGGCAGCGACAACTACGTGTACCTGCTCGTGAACAACACGCCCAACCGCGGCGTCTTCGCCCGCATCCCGCACTCCCCGACGATCGATCGCAGCCAGCCGGGGAGCGATGTCGAGGTCGATCGCAAGGTGCAGCGCGTCCACGCGTATCAGACCTTCGGCAAGACCACGTGCTTTCCGTGGGCGCTCTACAAGTGGCAGTTCAGCTGATCGGCGCCTGACCCATGGCCCAGCAAGGCACTCTCGCCCCTGTGTCCGCGGTCCCTGGCGGCGCGCCCGAGGCGATGACCGAAGGGACCGTGGTCAAGATGACCGCGCTGTCGCTCCTTCGTGTCCGGCTCCGGCTGGTCAACGGGGCGGGTGCGGCTGTGGCCGTGCGTCCCTGGTACTACCGCGACGGCAATTGGTGGCCACTTCGGGGCGATGGCGCTGGCGCGGGGCCGGGTCCTGTCACGGCGACCCCTGGCGTCCTTCAGGATGCCTCCGGGCGGGCGCTGGCCGAGGGTCTCTATGTCGCAGCTGGCCTCTCGCACTCGCTCTGCCTCGTCGTTGAAAGCGGCAACGCTAGCGACGTGTCTACGGCTCTCGTCGAAGCCGCCGATCTCCCCACGCTCTCCTGAGGTGACCTCGTGCCCGTAGTAGCTGGCACGCAGTATACGACCCCGGCCAAGGTCTGGCAGCTCGGGCTGCCGGCGGATCGCCTCTTTGGCGACACAAAGGGCCTTGCCCCTGGGACCGCGACTGCGCCGACGGTGCTGGTACAAACCGGGACCGGCCGCGTCTCGACGGTTGACCCGTTGCGGCCGCAGATCCGCGGCAACCCTCACGACGCTGGCACGGTGCGGATTCGCTGCGCGCGCGCAGGCGAGATCAACCGCGATGGCGTGGTCAACGGCGCTGGCACGGTGCCCTGGTTCGAGGTCAGCACGGACGGCGGCAGCACGTGGGATCCGCCTGTTCCGGTGTCGCAGGACAACGATGTGGCCTACCTGCGGCATGAGAGCACGGGTGTCCTTTTCTGCTTCTATCAGGTCCCTATCACCACGTCGGCGACCTTCGCGCTGCTCGACGCTTTCAGCACCACAACGACGGCGAGCCCTGACCTAACAGCCTGCATCACCGCGGCGTGTTCGATGATCGATCAGTACCTGATCGCGTCGTTCGGCCTGCCGCTCACGACATGGCCGCCCGCGCTCGAGCTCTGCGCGAGCTGGCTCACGCGGTGGACGATGATCGAGCGCCGCGGCTTGGCGCAGGCCGAGGACATGGTGACCTATGCGCCCGCGCAGAAGCTGGCCTCACTCGGCGGGCTCTCTGTGCTTGGGCGTCTCGAAGCCTGGCAGCGCGGCGAGGGCATTGACGATCCCGCATGGGGCACGGCCGCCAGCGCGCGCGACTTCACGACGTTTCAGCAGCCGCGCTCGCAGCCCTTCGAGACGCGGATGTGGCGGCTGTGATGGGCGGCTGGCGACGCAAGGGGGATCCGGTCAAGCTGCTCGATCGCGCGCGCAAAGCCACGGCGCAAACCGGACCCGTCGCCCAAGCGATGACGCGTGAGCTCAGGGCCGTGGTGCAGCAGAACGTCACCGCGCAGCGCTACGGAGACGGCACGCCGTGGCCGCCAAGGAGGCGGGCCGTGCGCGGGCGCGTGAAGATGCTTTTGCGTGTGCCGCGCAATCTGCTGTACGCGGTCGCGTCGCGCATTCGAGGACGCCGGGCTGCCATTCTGGTGCAGGACAACAACCGGCCGCACTACAAGTATCAAGTCCGGTACGGCGCGCCTTCGCGGAATCTCCCGGAGCGCTCCCCGTTCCCGCGCGGTCGCGGCATCGACGCGTTCAAGGCCTCGCTGAGCGCGTGGCTGCGCTCGCGGCTCGATCAGCTGCTCGGGGCATGAGTCATGTCCTACGACCTCATCGATACGCCGGCAACCTGGCTGCTCGCGCCTGATGACGTGGCCGAGCGCGTGCATCGTGACTCTGCGCTGCGCGGCGTCAACTACGCGATCGGCGAGCGCGAGGCGGGCAAGCTCACGAGTGCACTCTTTGTCACCTGGCTTCCGCAGCAAGACACCTACGAGCTCGCCAACCTGCCTGAGTTCCCGCGCGAGATGCCCGACGAGGCCAGCGAGGACGCGGGCAACACAGAGCGCGACTTTACGGCGCTCATGCGTGGGCAGGCTGCGTATCAGGTGCGGCTGGAATGCGCGGACCGGCGCGAGCTGTATCGCAAGTGGATCCCGAAGATGTTCGCTGCGCTGTGGCACCAACTCGGCCCGGCGTGTCGCGTCACCACGGGTCGCTACGAAGAGCCGACCGCGGAAGGCGAGAACGTGCATCGCTACGTGCTCGATCTGACGCTGACCATTCAGCCGGGCGAGTCCTCTCCCACGGCGCGCGCCGAAGCCATCACCCAAGCAACTACCTCGACCCCGGTGATCGGCACATGAGCATCCCTGGCATCACGCAGACCCTCGTCAGCAAGAGCCCGCCCCCCAATCGAAACGGGGTCGCGGGCCGCTTCCATGTGATCGGCCCCGCCTCGGCGGGCGCGATGGAGACGACGACCGAGCTTCGCAACCTCGCCCAGCTGGCGGCGTTCGGCTTCGGCCCGGGTCCGTCTCTGGCTGGCGCGATCCTGGCGGGTCCCGACGGTCCGGGCGGCCCGGTGTACTTCACCCGCAGCGCGACGACCACGCCGGGCGCAGCGGGCAGCGTGATCGACGCGCCGATCGGCCCTGGTGTCCTCAAGACGATCCCGGGCGTGATCAAGCTCACTGGCGGCGCGACCAATGGCGATCTGCTGTTCCGCGCGACCGGCACCGGCTACGCGCTGATCGTGCAGACCGGCGGCGCGCTAGCGGCTGCGGTGGCCAACGGCGTGATCACGCTCACGATCCCCAACGCAACCAACGCCGTCGACGTCGTCACGTTCTACAACGGCGCGGACGCCGGGGCGACGGCGGCGCGCGCGCTCGCGACGATCGAGCAGCAGGGGGACGGCGCCGCGGCAGCTGGCACCACGCTGGCCAGCACGAGCTTCGACAACGGCGGGCTGCTCGTGACGCCGCTCCGCGCTGGCGCGTCCGTGCGCGTCGTGGTCGCCGGCAACAACACCAGCCTCTCGGCCTCGCTGAGCACCTACGCGCTCACGATCAACCTTGCGACCGATGGCGACGGCACCAGCACCAGCACGGCCGCCGCGGTGATCAGCTACCTCACCACGAACATCGACCTGACGGGGATCATGACCGTCACGGCCGGCGGGACGGGCCTGGGCCTCGCGGGCAAGCAAGATCCGGCCTACTCGCTGGTATTCGGCTCGACGGCGACCATGACCGTCAGCGGCACGCCCACTGATCGCTATGAGGTGCAGCTGCGGTGCCCGCGCGCGGGCACCGTGGGCGGCTCGCCCGGCCCGTACATCGAGTGGACCGTCGACGCGGTCGTCCCGATCTGGCAGAAGCTCGGCAACGACACGCAGGCCTTTGAACTGGCGCCGCGGCGCGGGGGCCTGTCAGTGACGCTGGTCCAGCGCACGGGAACCAGCAAGGCGATCACGCACACGCTCATCGCGGGCGCGCTGACGATCTACCTCGGTACCAACGGAAGCGACATCGCCAACAGCACCGCCTCTGCGGTGGTCAGCTATCTGCAGTCGCAGGCCGACATCATGGCCGCGTTCGACGTGCGCACCAGCGGCACCGGCGCCGGCGTCATGGCTGCGCAGAGCGTCGTCTACCTGGCAGAGCCCGCGCTCACCTACTCCGCGGAGGTCGCCGTGCCCTCAAGCGGTGTGGTCGCGCTGTCCGATGGCGCGCTCAACACCGGGCTGACGGTCACGCTGTCCGGTGCCTTCGCGGTCGGCGACGTCCTGCTTGTCAACACGACCGCCCCCGAGAGCTCGATCTCGGCGCAGGTCGCTGCCCTCACCGCAGCGGCCGCGCATCCGACCTACCTCGGCGGCGGCGTGATGTTCGCGGATCCGGTACTGCGCGCCGACGTGCCGCAAGACATCGCCGTGCTCGTCGCGGCGTGGCAGACCCGCTTCCTCTGGGCGCTCCACAACGCCCGGCTGCAGGGCGATGGCGTCGCGAACGAGACCCTGAGCGCCCACACCTCGGCGCTGACGCTGGAGTGGAGCGGCTTCACCTCGCGATACGTCGGCGTGTGCGCGCGGGAGTGCATCGTCTCGGACGCGTACACGCGCCGCAAGATGCGTCGCCCGGCAGTCTTCGCGGTGGCTCCGCGCGCCGCGGCCTGCCCCTATCACCAGGACTTCGGGCAGGTGGTCTCGGCGGGAACGCCCACGCCGTGGAGCGGGCCGCTCACCGCGGTCCTGTATCTGTACGGCGACGAGGCCATCGACACCGGGCTGCATGACCAGCGCTTCATCACGCTGCGCACGCACACCGACAACCCCGGCGCCTTCTACGTGACCGGGTCGCCGTCGATGGCCGACCCGGTGAGCGATGCGGGCTACGGCCGGATCCCGTTCGTTCGCCAGGGCTTCGCGGTGGCGCGGCGGGTGCGGGAGTACCTGTTTCCGCTGCTACTCCGCCGCTTCGCGTACATCTCCGCGCCCGAGAAGGATTCCGGAGCACCGGCGGGGGCGCTCACGGAGGCCTCCGCGGCGTTCATCGCGGGCGAGGCCGAGCGCGCGGTCAAAGACGAGGTCTTCACGCTCAAGATTGACGGCGAGCCCAGTTCCTCGCCCTTCACCGGCGGCGAGCCCTACGCCACCGCGCTGCGTGACTACAGCTACGCCAGCACCAAGACGCTCAAGGTCGAGTGGCAGGTGCTCGCGCCCGTCAGCGCCGAAAACATCGTCATCCAGGGCGCTTCCGTCATCTCCGGGTAAGGAGCCTTCGCCGTGCCTACGCTTCCTCCGCAGTTTCTCAACGGCGTACAGGTGGATCACCGCACGCTGCGCGCCGTCGCTGGCACCATCGCGTTTCACAACTTCCTTGAGAGCATCGATATCTCGGAAGGCGTCGAGGTCACCGAGCGCGGCGGCGTCCACCAGATCAGCCACCCCAAGGGCCGCGGCGCGCTGTCTACGGCGCTGTCGATGACCGTCACGCCCGAAGGATGGCTCAATGGCATCTTCCCATTCCTGCCGACGAACTGGTCAGACTTCGTCTTTCCAGAGCTCTACGTGCAGTACTCGCTGCGCGGGCGTGTCGCCGGCATGTGGAAGCTGGGGGAGTTCGGGATCGTGTCGGTGCAGATGACGAGCAGCCGCACGGGACAGGGGCCTATGTACCAGCTCGGCTGCACCTACCGCACGGGCCTGCAGGCCGGCGCCGACGGGATCTTCAAGTCCATCGTCGCGATCGACCTCGACATCGGAGCCTGACCATGAGTGAGTCACGCATCACGCCCGAGCAGCTGCAGAACCTGCGCGCGACCTACCCGGGCGCGCGGCTTCTCAAGTTCGACGACCTCGACGTGGTCCTGCGCGTGCCGACGTGCGCCGAAGCCGACGCGCTGGAGCGCAAGCGTCAGCAGGGCCTGCGCAGCGATGCGCCCGCGACCGACAAGGGCCGCGCGGAGCTCCTGGGCTGCGTCGTCTTCCCCGAGCCCGTGCACAACCCCAAGGGTGCGGGGACGGCGATGGAGTACGCACCGGCGCCGCTCTTGCTCGGCTACCTATCGGACTTCCCGCGCACGCTGGAGGTGTTCCGGAAGCACTTCCGCGAGCTCGGCGGGCAGTCGGACCCGGCGCCCGGGCCGCCCGTTCCTGAGGAGCTGCGCGCCAAGTACGGCCGGCGCGCGCTGACCGTCCGCGTGGGCTCGCTCGCCGTGGCTGGCCGGCTCATCTCGGAGGGCGAGTACAACGACGAAGACGACCGCGCCGAGCGTGAAAACGGCGGCGTGTTCGACGTCGGCCGCATGTCCGCGCTGGCGCGCACGTGCCTGACGCAGCGCCTCGGTGACGACGGCTCCTGGCAGCCGATGAGCGACGCCGATTGGGCGCGCGTGCCCTACGCCGCGCAGCTCTGCGGCCTGTACCTGCTGCGCAAGGCCGAGGGCCAGGTCATCGCCGTCGAGGGAAAATAGCAGCGGCGGCGGCAGAGCAGGATCTGCACGTCGCCGCGCGCCAGCTCCGCGCCGCGCTCCGGGGCAAGCGGGGCATGTCCGCTCGCGCTGGCTGGCTCCGGCTCGCTCGCGTGATCGCCGCGCTCGAACGACTGTGAGGGGTTCCTGTGGCTGACGTCCTCTATGAGCTCGAGTACTCGGTCAACACCACCGGCCTCGACAAGGGTGAGGCGCGGCTCAAGCGCTACGACCAGGCGATGGAGCGCTCGAGCGAGCGCGCGCGACGGCTGGAGCGTGACCTGTCGAGCATCGGCTCCGGCGGCGGGCGCGGGGTCGGTGGCATGGTGCGATCGAGCGGCGGCGCGCGCGGGTCGATCCTGACGTCGACGGACCGGGACGCGCAGAGGTACGTCCGGGCCGAGGTGCGCGCCCGCGACCGCATCGACCGCGAGAACGACCGAATCGCGCGGCGCGAGTTCCAGCGGCAGCAGGCCCTGGGGCGCGAGCGGACGAGACAGGAGCGGGATCTTGCGCGCTTCCGCGACCAGTTCCTGCGCCGCCAGGCGCAGGAGCAGCGCCGCGATCAAATGCAGCGCTACGGGCTCGAGCAGCGCATCGCGGCGGTACGCACCCAGGTTAACGCCGGCGGCAGCTATGGCGGCCTTGCGGCGCTTGGCGGTGGCATCCTCGGCCTGGGCGGCCTTGTGCTTGGCGGCCTTTCGCGATTTGGCGACACCGCGATCCAGGGCATGGGCGAGCGCGACACGGCGCTACGGCAGTACACCGCGCTGATGGGCGGCGACCGGGATCGCGCTGGCCTTGAGTACTACCGCGCGCAGCAGTTCGCCCGCCGCACCGACTTCACCGAAAGCGCGGTCACCAAGGCGCAGTCGGGCCTGGTCGCGCAGGGCTTCCGTGGCGATGAACTCTACCGCACGCTGTTTGCGGCAGCGGACCTGTCTTCGCTGTCAGGCGATGACAAGAGCGAGGCCCTGAAGGGCGTCGTGCGCGCACTCGGCCAGATCAAGGCCAAGGGCCGGCTCCAAGCCGAGGAGATCAACCAGATCTCAGAGCACGCCCCGCTGGCGCGCGGCGCGTGGATGGAAGAGATCCGCCGCGGGATGGGTCTCAAGGACCTGAAGGCCGTAGAGAAGAAGATGCAGAAGGGCGAGGTCACGGCCGACGTCGGGATCTCCGCCTTTCAGCGCGCGACGCTCTCGCAGCTTGGAACGGACAAGCTCGGGCAGTTCTCGACCCAGTCCGCCGGCTCGCTTACGTCGCTGCTGTCCAACCTGCAGGAAGCGCAGAGCATGCTGGCCAAGAGCTTCGACAGCGAGACGCTTCCGGCTGTCGCCCGCTTCAAACAGAGTCTCGGTGAATTGGGTGCTGCGTTTGATGTAAACACTAAGCGCGGGGAGGATCTTGCGTATGTTTATAAGGACATAGCGAACACTGCAATTGAGGCCAAGTCTCAGTGGGCACAGTTCAAGTCATCGTTTCTGAGCACATTTGCGGACAGCTATCGAAGAGAAAAGGAACGACAAAACGCCAACGTCGATCTTGAACTTCGCGCAGCGCGCATGAAAGATGCCAGTGATCAGTTTGGCAAGAACATTGGTCTCGGAGGCGGCGCGGCCGCATCAATGCGTAGCCCATCGGAGTTCATCTACTCGGTTCAGAGCGACGTCAATGCACTAGCAACGGCATGGCGGAACTGGCGCAGCGGCAAGGCGTCGTTTTTTAGTTCCAGTCAGCGATCCGAACTGCTGCCTAGTGTTGCGACTCCATCGGCTGAGCAAGAGCGAGTATTCAAGAACCGAAGTTCGTTGATGGATGGCGTCGATTCGCAACGGTCCAGATACTGGAGCCCTCTCAACGCGACGCCATATGGGCCACCGGGCTCCGCTAAGGAAACGGCGGTCGAAAAGCTCGCAAGGTTGCGTTCGCGTCGAGCTACGCGTGTGGCGGTGGCCGGAGCGGCATCGGCTGGTTCATCTGGCAGCGCCGGCGAGACTGCGGCTGGCGGCGACGATCATAGCGTGCGCATTGGCACTCAGGTGACGATCCAGGGCGGTCTGACTGTACAAGTAACCGTGCCGGCGCAGCCCGGCATGACACCGCAAGCGATGAGCGCCATGATCGGGGATAGCGTGCGGGATGCGCTCTTGCGTGAGGTCGGCCGCGGGGCGCGGCGCCCGCGAGTCTGATCTATTTGCTGGCAGCACCCAGAATACCAAGAAGTACGCCACCAACTAGAAATATCGCTAGTCCAATAACAGCTACGATTATTGCAGCGGGCAGGATAGCAAGGCTAACCTTGACCAATAACTGCGCAATTTCGCCTATCCCCATATCAACGCCAGTGATGCGAACGCCGACCGAAGCTTCACCCTGATCGCGCTGTGCCGCCCGTTTCTCCTTCGGGACCCCAAGAATATGACGCCGCACGACGTCCTCCCGGTCTTCGTGAATAGCGGCGGTTTCGCTGAGCGGAGAGGCTGCAGGCGCGGATGGGATGGGCGGTGGGTTGGACATGCCGATCGCGTACAGCCTTTCCGCTGACGAGATCAAGCGGTGATCTGCGCGGCCATCTCGTGATATGGCCTACTCCCCGCCGTTCTGGCGCGCAGCCCCGCGCAACGCCGACAACTCGATCCGCGACGAGGGCGCAGGCAGCCACTACAGCCCGAGCGCGTGGGCTACGTTCGTCGTCGAGCGCGTGATCCTCCCGGGCTTCGTCGGGATCAACGGCCTGACGATTCAGCAGGTCCTGCACAAGATCAAAGGGCACAAGGGCGACGGCGGCGCGACGAGCATTGACGGGCTGCTTCATCCGGAGTTCGACGTCCAGCTTGAGATCGACGGCTGGCAGGAGCTCAGCAAGTGGGCCAACGCCTGCAAGACGGTGCTTGCGACCGACCCGACCAAGCGCCTGCGCGCGCTCCGGGTGCAGCATCCGCTATGCGCCATGCATGAGATCGATTGGGTTGTGATGGAGAAGCTGACCACGGGCACGCCGAAGCGCGGCGGCCCGCTGCCGGTGACGATCCGGTTCGCGCGCACGCTCGACCCCAACGCCGTCCGCAAGGGCGGAGGCTTGGCCAAGCCCAGCACCACGGCGCCAGCGCCTGGCTTTATCGACATCGCAGCGACGCCGGCCAACGCTCCGCTGCTCCAAAAAGACCGCCTCCCCCAGCCCCGCGACAACGCGCCGAGGTGACCCCGCGCGGCTGCTCGTGAGGCCACCGCTAGAGCGTGACCGTCGAGCTCCTCCCGCGCCCCGCGCCCCCCGGTGCAAAGCCGCTGCTCATCGCGCGGGGTGATCTGTGCTTGCCCCTGTGCGGGAACTGGTCGGCCCACCTGACGATGGCTGAGGCGCAGCTGTCGCAGATGCCGACCGGGAAGGTGACGCTGCGGTGGCTCGGGCAGGATCTGCCGGGGTTCATTGAGCGCAAGGGCGACAACGCCAGCACCGTGAGCCTGCTGGTCGTCGGCGGGGACGGCGGGCTTGGCGACGTGCTGGAGCCGAAGGCCTACAACGCCACCGCGGCAACGATCCTGCGGCGCCTGCTGCAGGCAGTCGGGGAGCCGACCGTCGCGCCGGACAGCAGCCCGGACGCGCTGGCGAAGATGCTCGACCGCTGGCCGCAGCCGGCGAGTGAAGCGGCGGAGGCGCTGGACGAGCTAGCGCGCGCGACTGGCTACCTATGGCGGTTGCAGCCGACCACCGGCCGCGTGTGGCTCGGGCTGCATGCCTGGAACCCGGCACCGACCGAAGGGCTGATCGAGGAGACACGCGATCCAGTGTGGGAGCTGGTGCAGCTGGCGCTCACGCAGTACGGGCCCGAGCCCGGTCAGGTCTACGAGGGGCGCCGGATCGGACACGTCGTCTACACTGTCACGCCCGAGCGCGCGGCCGTGAAGCTGTGGCTTCTGGCCGACGACGTCTCGCAGGAGCTGGAGGCGGACCCTCTGCGCGCCGGCCTGGCTCAGCTGATCCGCGAGGTGCTGCGCAGCGACCCACGCGCCGCGATCCCCTGGGCGGCGACCTACAGCGCGCGTGTGGAGACGCAGCGCGCCGACGGGACGATCGATGTCACGCCGGATAACCGCGCGCTGCCACCGCTGCCGCGCGTCCGTGTTGAGGTCCCGATCCCGGGCGCCAAGCTCACGCTACAGGCCGGGGACCGGGTGCGCGTGGCGTTCGATGAGATGCGACCCATACGCCCGGTGGCGCAGCTGTACGAGCAAGGCAGCGGCAGCAAGGCCGTCGCGCGCGTCGGAGACCGCAGCCAAGCAACGGCCCTGTTCGGAACCTGGATCACGCAGGTGCAGACCGCTGTGAACACCGCGGCTCCGGGCTCTGTGACTCCCATCGCCGCGCCAACGACAACCGCGCTCGTCGCGCTGCTCGAAGGCAGCCCCCGGATCTCGCTGTCATGAGCATCGATTACGGCCTCGACTATAGCGTGCTGGCTGGCGTCGGCGGCGCGCCTGCGCTGGACACCACGTTTCAAGAGATCACAGACCCGGGTCAGGTCCTCGTCGAGGACCTCTACAAGATGCTGACCACGCCCACTGGCTCGCTCTGGTGGGCGCCGACTGCGACGCTCGACGTCCGCGAGTGGCTCCTCAAGGTCAGCACGCCCGGCAACCGCGCGCAGCTGCAGCGGGCGATCGTCCAGGTCTGCGCGGGCGATGAGCGCCTGGACCCGGATCGAACGGTCGTCGAGATCACGTTCTCGGCCGTGCGCGCGCTGCTCGCCATCTCCATCACCGTCTACACCGCCACCGATGGCCAGCCTGTCAGCCTTGTGCTCGACGTGACTAGCGGCGGCGTCACCGTGCAGAGGGCCTCGTGACCACGTTTTCCGACCTGATGCAGGACAAGACCGAGGCGCAGTTTGCCGTCGAGATCGACGCGAAGCATCGCGCCAATGAGGTGCCGGTCGGCCAGTGGCGCAGCCTGGTCAACCTCGGACTCTCGCTGTCTCGCTTCGTGGCGGAGAAGCTGTCGCAGGCCTGGGGGCAGTCGGTGGCCATCGGGGCGAGCCTGTTCCTCGATAGCGCGACCGGAACCGGGCTCAAGCTCTTTGCTCAGAGCGCCTTCGGGCTCACGGCGCTCCCACCGCAGACCCAGCTCGCGCGCTTCTTGCTGGCCAACGTCTCGGGTGGCTCGCAGCAGACCTTCGCACCTGGCGATATCGAGGTCGGGCTCGTCGGATCCGACCGGCTGATCTGGACCAACATCGACGGCGGCACGCTGGAGGGCGGCAGCACGCTGCTCCTGCGCTTCGAGGCCAAGGAGGCCGGACCGGCGTACAACGTCGCGCTCAGCTACGCGCTGGAGCTCAAGACGGCGTATCCGGGCGTGAGCGTCACCAACCCCGCGAGCGGATCCAGCGTCACGATCGGTAGTGGCAACTCAGCGCTCAAGTTCTGGACGAAGGTCGCTAACGCCGAAGTCCAGATCGTCGACCCGGCCGCAAACAACCAGCCGCTCACCGTCAGCGGGAACCTGGCGACGAACACCCTAACCATCTCGCTGCGCACGGACGGCGGCGGCGCGCTCCAGAGCACGGCCGAGGAGGTGCGCGCTGCGCTGAAGGCTGCTCTCAGCGCGACCGGCGTCCCGCAGCTCCTGCTCGACGTTCAGAACGCTGGTGATGGAACCGGCATCGTCCAGGCGACCAGCGGGCAGGTTCCGCTACCGTACGATGGGACGTACATCGAGCGGGCCGGCGCCTTGGAGGAGCCGGAGGATCGGCTGAAGACCCGGTGTCGCACGCGCCTGGACACACTGAGCGGCGGCGGCGGCGATGGCGCGCCCCAGGGAGCCGCGGGCACGGCGGACGCGCTGCGATACTGGGCGCTAGCGACGCCGACCGGCTACGGCGCCAGCCCGGTGCGCGACGCGAAGACGTACTCAAACTTCCTGTCGGGCAGCGTGTCGCAGAACGACATCACGGTGGTGCTGGAGGGCTTCAATGTCCTCAGTACTGCTGACATCGCGGCCGTCGCTGCCAACTTCCAGAGCCCGCAGAAGTACTCACTCGGCTGTGACCTGACGGTGGTTGCGTGCTCGGTGATCTCGCAGGGCATCACCGGCACGATCAACTATCGCGCCGCAGCCGGCGTGCCGCTGCTGGAACTGCAGGCGCTGGTCGCAACCAAGCTCGCGGAGCTGGCTGACACGCTGCGGTGCGGCGCGCTGCTCTATCCGTCGGCCATCGTCGCTGCGATCCACGCGGTAGGCCCCGCCATCGTCAGCGTATCGATCACGGTCCCTCCGTTCCCCGTCGCCCCCGCGTGGAATGAGAAGATCGGGTTCATCGACCCGTCGGCCATGACCTGGATCGCGCTATGAGCACGGTCACGATCACGAGCTACCTGCGCCAGCTGCAGATCCCTTGGCTGCAGACACCGACCGCGCGCGCGTATTGGGAGCCGCTCGCCGCCGCCGCTGAGTCGGTGGTTAACCGCTTCGTGTTTGTGGCGCGACAGGCGACGGTGATGCAGTGCGCCGATGACATACTCGATCGGCACGCTCGGAACCGGAACGACAAGCGGGCGCCGCGGGAGTCAAGCGCGGCCCTGCGCGCGTATCTGAGCGGCCCTGTGTGGGATGCAAAGAAAGGCGCCGGGACGAAAGAGGGGCTGATCCGGCAGCTGCGCCGCATCCCGACGGTTACGAGCGTCGAGGTCGTGCGTGAGATCGATCTGCGCAAGGCTGGGATCGTCGGCGCGTTCGGTGGGTACAACTTCTTCTTCATCGTCATCCGCCCGCCCCACCCGTGGTACGGAAGCGCCCCACGGTGGGGCGACGGCGGCGAGTGGGACGATGGGCGCGTGTGGGGCGGAAACCTGATCACTGCGGACGAACTGCAGGACCTGCGCCGGCTCATCCGCGCATGGAAGCCGGACGGGCACAGCTGCCGGTTCATCGTCTTTGCGGATACGACGTTCACCTACGACGGCACGGGTCTGCACGGAAAGTACAAGCTCTATCACTGCTGGGAGAGTTGGGAAGACGACGAGGGAAGCTCTGCCCGCACGCCGTTCTACAACAACTCGTACCTGACGCCCTAAGCGCGGACCGCGGCCCTGCCACCTCGGGGCAATGGCTGACGCTGACCTGATCCAGTATAGCCCCTCCGCGGCTGACGCCGAGACCGCGAACACACAGAACGGCCTTACGGGTCAGCTTTTGGTGGTGGTCGACGGCACCGAGATCACTGCGGATACGAACGGAGCCGGAGACGGTCCGGTCAATCGTTCGATCAAGAAGATTGCGGATCGGATCGCGGGTCTTCGCGGGTCCATCTGGGGAAACATCGCCGGCATCGCCAAGCGCTCGATCAACAGCCTGTTGATCGACGGGACCGGCGGCACAACCCACACCGAGACCGCGGGCACCCTGAAGCTGAAAGTGGCTGCCACGATC